AAGAATATCACGCTGGGCTACACCTTCCCGAAGCGGTGGACGCGCAAGGCGAAGATCGACCGTATCCGCATCTACGTATCGGCCAGCAACCTGCTCACCTTCACCGATTTCTCGGGCCTCGACCCCGAATTCTCGACGACGACCAAGACCGCCTACGGCATCTATTACGGCAGCACTTATCCGCAGACCAAGATGATCTCGTTCGGACTCGACATGAACTTTTAACCGTTTCCCGACATGAAAAAACTGATTGCATATCTTCGAATCTCCGCCCTCTCCGGTTGTGCGGCACTGGCGGTCTCCTGTACGAATTACCTCGACCTGAACGATCCCGATTCGCTCTCCAAGGGCAATTTCCCCACGTCGATCGGGCACATCGACCTGCTGGTGAACTCGGTCTACGGAGCCCAGCACCATTGGTGTTTTCTGGGCAACTACTGGGCCGGATACGTCATGTACTGCCTCGACCACACCATCGACCTCCAATGGCACAACGATCAGGGATGGGTCGATATTTGCTCCGGCGCCGTGAAGACCGGCAACAACAAGGTGACGGACCCTTGGACGGCGCTCAGCATGGGTGTCTACTACGCCAATACGGCCATGGAGGAGATCGACGCCTACCGGGCCGCCGCTCCGGCGTCCGTGACGATAGACTTAAATCTTGCCATGTGGTTTTCCTCCTTATGTGGCCGGCGTGTAGACGTGCCGGTTCATCGTGACCATAGCGGAACAGGCCGCCGTCTGGGCCGGTTCGTCCGTCTGGGGAATGTCCGCCTTCAGCCGAAGGACCAGGTTCGCGGGGATCATCTGGCCCAGGGTGGCGATCAGGGCGTCCCGCTGGGAATAGCCTTCCAGGCGGATTCGAATGAACAGGTCATAGGCGTGTTCGTCCAGGGTGACGGTGAAGTCGTCCGTGATGGTCTTCAGGTACTTCAGAAGGGTCCTGTATGTATAGGGAAGCTGGTCAAGGTATTTGATCAGAATCCGTTCGCGGCGCGCTTCCAGGGTGTCCCCGTCGGCCGCGTGAAGGCCCATGATGGCTTCCCAGCGTTGACACCCATATTCGGATAGGGTCGCCAGGAAGAAGTCGTCAGCGGCCGTTCTGACGTCGTCCAGGGCCGTTTCGAACTCCGGCTGTTCCGCGTTGGCGATCTGCTGGAACTCGACCAAGTCCTGAAGACAGCGCGGCCAGTAGTCTTTAAGTTTCATTCGTGATCCCTCCCATGACGGGGATCGCGTCGGACGCCAGGACGATATTCTGGGTTCCGCCGTTGATCGTCGTCCCCGTGATGTCGATCACGCCGTCCACGGACAGGACCTTCGTTTCCACCTGGGACACGCGGACGGTGATCCCCGACTGGTTCGCCCAGTCCTTCGCCAGGGCCACGAAGTAGTCCTGGATTGCCTTCGTGACGGCGGTCTTCACGGTGTCCCAGGTGTAGCCGGTGGCGAAGGTCAGCTTGAAGGACACGCTGATCGCCGTTCCGGTGACGCCGACGACGGTGACGACGTGGCCGATCGGCGCGATCCCGACGCCTTCGCCCTGGTTCTGGGTGGGGTCGACGGCGGTCTGGACGGTGTCGACCAGGGTCGAAGACGGGACGCCCCAGTCGCTGTTCACGAAGACGATCTTCACGGTCCCGCCGCCGTTCCAGACGGGGAACACCTTCACGGCGCCCACGCCCTGAAGCAGTTCGACCTTCGTCCGGTAGTCGGCGATATTGCCGCCGTATGCCTGGGATTCCAGGCTTTCCTTATATCGGGCCAGAAGGTCGGCGTCGCTCTCTTCGTCTTCGCCGTTGATCAGAATGTCGGCCAGACGCGCCGCGCCCAGGCCTTCCACATAGTCGATCGGGAAAAGGTTCCCCTGGTACTGGTTGCCGGCGGCTCCGGCCGTTTCGCACAGAAGTTTGAACTGGCCGGTGGCGATCTTCTCCGTCACGACGTAGTTCAGGGCGTCGCCGGAATAGCGGGAACCGATCGGGACGTCCATCGCCCCGCCGTCCCCGTCTTCGAAGTAGCCCTTCCGGACCGCGGCCGTGGCCGGCGTTCGGAAGACGCTTCGTTCCTGACACTTCAGGGTCAGGTCGTCGCCTTCCTCCGTATCAGGGAAGGCACGGTCCAGAAGATAGGCAAGTTCGATATACATGATCGCCAGTTCGGCGGCCGCCGGCGCGATCGCGTCGTAGACGACCGAACCTTCACGCTTGTCGATGGAAGCGGCCACGTGGGAAAGGCACCGGTCCATGATGTTTTCGAAGGTCATGTTCTCATACAGCATTGTCGCCGACCTCTCTTTCGATAGGGATTTCGCCGAAGATGGTTTCGGCGGTGAACTTCACGGACGCCGTCCGCTTGTCGCTCTGGGTGACTTCGAAGTCGGTGACGTCGGTGATCCGGCTGTCCGCCAGAAGGGCTTCGGTGATCACGCGCTTGATTTCACTTTCAAACACCTGATAGCTTTTTCCGACGACTGCGTCCAGTTCAATTCCATAGTTCCAGGAATAGATCAGGTAGGCGAACCGCTCCGTCTGAAGGATTTTATAAATCGCTTGCTTCATGGCTTCCGTTTCATCGCAGAAGCCGCCGACACGGCCGGCGTCGAAGTCGATCTTGTAGGTCCGCGAAGGGGCTTCGGCGGCGGTCTGGACTTCCAGGTCTTCGCCGATCTTCACGGTGGTCGCGTTTGGAATCATAGGTCACACCCTCCCCAGGACAAGAAAGGCCTGTCCGCCCTGGTTCCGAAGAAGGATCACCTTGTCGCCGACGGCCAGTCCGTAATAGTATTCCGACGCTTTGTCGGTGTTGGTTTGGTAGTTGTTCTTCAGGACGTGGGAATGGGAAGCGAAGGCCGCTTCGCCGCTCCCGCCGCCCTTCTCTTCGGTGGAAGGGCCGCCCTTCATGCCGGTGTGGTAGTGCGTGGGATAGTAGCCGGCCTGAAGTTCCTTCGGAACGACGATCGCTTCGCCGGATATGTCGAAGCGGTTATCCACGCGGATCGTCAGGGGCGACGTCTTCGTCACCTTCCCGAAGAACCAGGCCGTCGGCGCGCCGGCGGCGTTGGTGTTCTCCGCGACTTTCTTCATCGTGTCTAAAAGGCCCATGTCACACCACCTTTAATTTCAGGGTCATTGTTTCCTTCAACAGGTCATGCGTGGCTTCCTCAATCAGGAAGAAGGACTTCACACCCACGGCGCCGATCCCGATATACAGGACGCGGCCGGCACGGACGGACAGGTCCGTGATCGCGTTCAGGCTGAAGGACCGCGACGGCCGGTTGTAAAGTTCCAGCATTTTCGCGCCCCGCTCTTTGATCTGGGCTTCGTTCATGCTTTCGTCGACCGTTTCATAGTCCTGAAGGATTCCCCACAGGGTCATGTTCTTCGAATCCTGGTAGATGTAGACGTCACGTTTGCCGGTGGTCTTATTGTCCTTGACCAGCTTGATTTTGTTGTAGGTGTCGGAATCTATGTCCTGGTCGTAGGTGTAGCCGGTGGCAAGGCTCCCGTCGCCCACGAACAGGTCCAGCTTCGCCGTTTCGACGTCCGTGATCGCCAGGGAACCGAAGTCGTCCCACAGGACGAACATTTTCCCCGTGTTGATCAGGGTCAGGTCGATCGCCTTCAGGGCGATGTCGAAAAGCGTCTGGCCGTCCTCGATCATGGAGGGGATCGCGTAGCCGGTGTTCGCCAGGGTGCCGGTCTTCAGCTTGAAGTCTTCGGCGATCTGCTTCACGATCTGGTCGGCGCGCTTGCCGGTGAAGACATAGGTTTCCTTGTTTTTCTTCAAATACCAGGTCTGATCGTAGGCCGTGACCTGGACCTGGTCCTTTTCGCTCTGGCTGGTCTTCACGACGTAGCCATAGAAAAGGCCCGTGGAACCGTTCTTCAGGACCAGAATCCCGCCAGGGTTCCACGCCACGGCGTCGTCGACGATCGCGGTCACGGTCAGGGAAGCGGGGGAACCGGACCTTTTTGTCGTCCACTTTGCCGCCGTGATCAGCGTCGTCACGTCATGCGCGGCGCCGGTCACGTTGTTCTGGTAAAGAATAGAGATAGCCATATCAAGGGATCGTGAACGTCTGTCCAGGGTAGATCAGGTTCGGATTTTTCCCGATTGTCCCCTTGTTGGCGTTATAGATTTTCGTGTAGTCCGCCCCGTTGCCGTACAGCGCCTTCGCGATGTTCCACAGGCAATCCCCAGACTTCACGGTGTAGGTTTTCGGTTTGCTGGCCGGCTGGCCGGCCCTGGTCGGTTCCTGGGCCTTCGCCGGCTCCGACTTCTGGGCGGGAAGGGCGATCCGCTTCGCGGAATAGTCCCGCCATTCATACAGCTTGATCGAATAGTAGAAGTCCCCCAGTTCGCCGGACCGCTCTTCGTACTCGAAGGACTCCACGCCCATTTTGACGTTCATGTCCAGGTCCGTTCCGGTGATCAGGAAGCGAAGGGGTGTCCGGCCGTCCCTGGCGGACTGGATCGCCTGGATAATGGCGGTCGGGTTCCGGACCTGGCCCGTGGTATAGGGGGCGCTGGACTTCGGGAAGAAGCTGTCCCATTCGATGGTCCGAAGCCCCTTCTTCCGAAGGATCAGGACTTCGCCCAGTTCAAGGACGGTCGTCCGTTCGTTCTTGCCGGGGGAAGACACCTTCAGGGAAGCGGGAAGGACGGGAATGTTGATTTCCCGTCCCCCCGCGATCAGGGTCATTCTGTATCGGCTCATTAGTTATACACTCCTTCCGCGGCGGCGATGAACTCACCTTCCAGCTTCCGTTCGATCGCGCTGACGACGTCGTCCAGGTCCACGCGTTCGCTGATCTGGGCGTCCATCGCGACGGTCGGGGTCAGGGTGACGAAGTTCTGGACATAGCGCATTTCGGCCACGTCGCGAAGGAACTTCAGGTCTTCGTCGGCGATATTGACGTCGCTGTCGATCTTTCCGACGGAACCGACGCTGTCCAGGTCCCCGCCGTTGATCGTGCCGGTGGAGCGGGACACGTCCCAGGAAGAAGTCAGGCTGTCCAGTTTGCCGGTGATCTGGGAAAGGTTGTTCGCGATTCCCTTCGCGCCGGTGGACCAGGCGGCCGCCGTGCTGGCCGTGTCGATCTTCTCCATACGGTCATAGCGGACGGCGTTTTCTCCATAGCTGGCTTCGATCTTCGCCTGAAGGCCGCTTCGCCAGTTGCCGACGGCGTCCGACAGGCTCGATCCGAAGACCGCGTCGATCGCGTTCGCTATGGTTTCCAGGACGCCCAGGACGGAATCCGCCAGTCCCAGGAACAGGCGTTCAATGGAACCGATCGGATCGACGAAGACGTTCGCGAAGAACTCCGCAAATGTGGCGATGAAGTTCCAAATGTCGGCGATCAGGTTGTAGCCGAAGGCATACAGGCCGCCCAGAAGGCCGCCAACGAAGCCCACGACGTCTTCAATGGTGACGCCGGCGTCCATTGCGGCGGAGATCAGAAGGGCGACCAGGGCGATCATCATAATAAGCGGCGCATTTGCAAGCGCCCAGGCCGCGGCCTGGGCCAGGACAGGCGCCACGGTAGCCCACAGGCGGGAGATCATGGCCGGAAGAAGAACGATCGCGATTGCCGTCAGGATAGCGGACACGGTGGGCCAGTTGTCGACGACCACCTGGGCGATCCAGGACACGGCGGTCGCCGCATAGCCCAGAAGGCCCATGATCACGTTCAGGACGACACAGACGCCGTCCAGGGCGCCGGTGTTCTGAATGGTGTCCAGAAGGTTCGTCACCGCCGTCAGAAGGCGCATGACGCCGCCGACCAGCTTCTGGCCGGCCGCTTCGTACAGTTGCCCGATTTTGTTCTTGAACTGCTCGATCTTGCCGGTGGGGGTGTTGGCGTAGGACTCGGCCAGTCCCTTCCAGGACTGATTGATCACGTCGTTGATCACAGCGACCTTTTCCATGTCGGTTCCGGTTTCTATGATCTTCTGCTGGGCTTCGGATAACTCGAAGCCCTTCTTCTTCAGGCCGTCATAGGTGCCATCTAAGGCCTTGCCAAGCTGGGTCGCGTATTCGACCATCTGGCTTTGATCCACAGACGGGCCGCCCATGCCGGCGGCGTAGTTGGCAAGGGTCCCCATAGCCGCGGAAAGGGCTTCGGGGTCCTTCAGATAGGTTCCCAGTTCGGCCGCGCCGGCGACGAAGGTATCACCGCCGAAGGTGGTCTTCGATTCCAGTTCGGACGCCCTGTCGCGGATCGCGTCGAAGGCTTTCTGGTCCATGCCGGCGTTCTTCATAACGACGCCCAGTTGGACTTCGGCGTTGTACTGGTTCGAAAACTCTTCCAGGGCCTTTTGAATCTGGCCCTTGACGGCGGCAACCGAAAAGACCGCCAGGGCCTTCCTGATCAGACCTTCCGTTCGGGACCAGGCGTCAGATACTTCTTCCGCCCCCTTGCCGGCGTCCCTCTGCCTGTTGATAAAGGCGTCCAGGCGCTTTCGGGCGCGGTCGATCAAAGACGCGCTGTTTTCCAGGGTCCGGCCAGGGTTCACGGCCTGGGTGGCCTTGTCCGCGGACCTGGCGGCGCGCTCCATCTTCTGAAAGGCGGACGTGATCCGCTTCAGCTTTGCGGACATACCGTCGCGGATCGTCATAGGTGTCGAAACACCAGGCACGGTTCTTCACCGTCCTTTCTTCCCCCGCCGCGCCGCGGCCCGTTTCTGTTCCTTCTTCTCCTTCTCGACCTGAAGGTCGATGGAAGCATAAATGAAGGCCCGTTCCCGAAGGGGAAGGGCCATCAGCGCGCCAGGGAGGATTTTCAGCCGGTGAAGGGCGTAGTGTGCATAGACGGCTTCGCCGTCCGCGTCCTCCTCACGCTCTCCACCGGTGATTAGTTTTTTGCTTCTTCGCGAAGGTCGTTCACGTCGTCGGTGAAGCCGTTGACGTCCTGGATCGCGACCAGAAGGTCGACGAACTGTCCAGGCTTCAGAAGGACGTCGATCAGGGCTTCGGCGCCCATGACGCCATACTTCGCCTGAAGGTCGGCGTCCTTGAAGTTCGGGTCCACGCAACAGGCGATCACCAGGCGGTTATTGTAAAGGTCCATATCGGTTTCCGTGGTCTTCTGGTGGGTCTTCTTGTCGAAGTTCACCTTCTGACAGGTCTTCCGAAGAGCCTTGTTCTCGCCCTCTGTGATCGACTTGACGGTGAAGGGGACGGGGAAGCCGCTGATCGCGACTTCCGCCGTCACCTGTGCGCGCTCTTCGCTCTGCATAAGAAATTCCTGAAGCTTACCCATTTGTAATTCCTCCTTCTGAATGGTGGTGGTTAAATCTTATTGAAGGCCTTCAGAATGTCGAAGTCCTCAAAGGTGAAGTCCGCGTCTTCGTCCAGGGCGTCGTCGCTGTCGCCGTCCAGCTTCGCCAGGATCACGGAATCCAGGTTACAGCCGATCAGAAGGGTCGTCTGCTTGCCGGCGGCGGACTCTTCGTCGTCGTTCTCGACGACCATGTCGAAGTAGACGTCCACGCCGGTTTCCTTCCACTGGCGGATCAGTTCGCGGAACAGGGGCGTCATGTAATAAAGGGTCATGGATCCGGTCCCGTTGGCGCCGGTGGTCTTATGGCCCGTCATGCGCTTCCCGATCGCCTTCACTTCGGACTTGTTCTTCTCGACGGTGGCTTCGATGGTCTTCGCGAAGAACAGTTCTTCGTTGTTGCCGTTGATCTTTGCGTAGGCACGGCCGGCCTTGCCGGAAATGGTATCAGGTGCGTTCAAAGTCTTCATTCTGGGTCACTCCTTTCGTCAGTTCACGACGACGGTCATATACAGCTTTTCCATGCTGTCGTTCGGCTGAAGGGCGCAGTCGACCGCGACGTCGCGTTTGCCGTCGCCCTGCTGAACGGTGATGTCGTCGGACTTGAAGTTACTGATCGCGTCGATCGACTGATACTGAAGGGCCAGGGACACCAGGTCAGCCTTGAAAAGCTGGCGGCCGGTGTCGCTGTTCGTCACCAGGCCGATATAGGACTCGCCGAAGATACGGGCGACGTCGTTCGCCCAGCCGTCCATGACGCGGACGACGCGGTTCGACACCCAGTCGGAAGACATATTCTGGCCGATGGTGGTCAGGCTGTTGATGTCCGTCAGGACACGGGCCTTCCCGTAGTCGGCATAGAATACGAACTCGCCGGCCTTGATCGCGGCTTCGAACTGGGACTTCGTGTATTTGATGTCGACGTCCACGGCGTCGTCGTAGGCGGTGTTCGTCAGGGACTCGTTCACTTCCGCGCCGGCGGAAGCGCCAGTCACCCAGGCGACGGCCTTGTCGCCGGTGATGGTGGTCCCGTTGGTCAGGACGACTCCGTTCTTCACGTTGATCAGGCCCATATTGTCGCCGTCGTAGCCATACAGGACGCCGACGATCTTCTTCCCTTCGTCGTCACGAAGACGCTTGACGAAGGCGGCATACAGGGACTTGATGTCCTCCACGGTGCCAGGGTAGCCGATCACGTTGAAGGTTTCCACTTCGAAAGCGGTCAGGGCGGCGGTGTGCTTCGCGGCGTTGACCGTGGCGTTCGCGCCGCCGGTCAGGGGGGTCGCGGTGGCGGCGGCCATGGTGGCGACGGTGCCGAAGGTGACGAAGTCGTTCGCGACCAGGGAAGCGGCGCCGCCGGACTTCGCGACGGTCTGGCTGTCCATGACCATATCGTCAAGATAGGTCACGACGTCCGCCTTCGTGGCGTCGTCGACGTTGGTGATCACGGCGACCTTGATCGCGTTGCCGCGGGTGCCGCCATACTTCGCGGTCACGGTCATTCCGCCGACGGTGGCGCTGGCCTTCGTGCCGCCGCCGTTCACGCGGTAGATCAGAAGGGTCTTCGCGCGCTTCATGGCTTCACGGACCAGAAGGATATTCGCGTCGGTGGGATCGTAGCCGAAGACCTTCATGCTGGTCGCGTTGAAGTCCGCGGCGTCCAGCTTGAAGACCTGGCCTTCAGGTCCCCAGTTCAGTTCCAGGGGAAGGGCCGCGACGCCGCGTTCCCCCATTTTGGCGTTGGTCCCCATGCTCACGAAGTTGATGTAAGCACCAGGAAGGACCTTGTTCTGTACGGTGAAAGAACCTCCACCAATAGGCATAGTTACACGCTCCTTTCAAGGAAGTCGGTCACAAGGCGGACCGCTTCTTCCCGTGTGTAGGTCTGGCCGTCCTTCAGGATCGCCGCGACGGCGTCCTGGGGGACGCCCAGGGTTTTAGACTTGACCAGTTGTTCCTTTGTGAAGACCGGCGCTTCCTGGTCGACGGCGACGGTCTTTTTCTTCTGGGCCATTTGTCAGACCTCCGATCTGATCGTGTTGTTCTGATCCAGATAATACATGGACGGGATCACGTCGGGCGTGATCACGAAGTTCAGTCTGGCGTCGAAGCGGAAGGAAAAGAACCGTTCGTCGCCGTCCTGGTTTGCCGCGATGTTCGTCAGCCGAAGCGACCGGAAGACGTCCGTCCCGTCCTCGGTCTTCTCGAAGACGGAAAGGGTTTCGAAGTCGTCCAGCATAGCTTCCAACCAGGTATTGAAGGACAGGTTGTCCCTGTCCGCCTGAAGATAGCAGACTTCGAACCGCGTCGTCCTGACGCGGCGGCGGTCCAGCTTCTGTTCCTGGGTGGTTTCGATCACGCGGACATAGAAGTTCCCGTCAGCTTCGGCCGGAATCCGGTTGACGAAGACGTGACGGACGGGCCACCTGGCGATCAGCTTCTTCGCAATCGCTTCCAGGAAGTCGTTCAAGGTCACGACAGATCACCGTCCTTTACTTTGATTTCCTGGTGGGTGGCATACATCGACGGGTGGCCGATCACTTCGAACGTCACTTCCTGGGTGCTGGAAGGGTCGTCGCGACCGAACCGCTTCACGACGATCGTGTCGCCAGGAAGGACCTTCAGGTCCGGACCGGCAAAGACGACGGCGTCGTGGTCGATGTTCTGTTGTGCATTTGTCTGCATACTGCTGTTTGTACCTGAATACGACAGCGCGCAAATGATACCAGAATACACCACGTCGGGGACGCTTGCGGACAGGCCGTTCGCGCCCCTTTTTGGTGCTGTCCGGTAGACGGTGGCGGTGTCTTCATAGGTGCTTTCGATCGCGGCGCGCTCCGCCGCGGGGCTTCCGAAGGCCATTCCGTCACCACCTTAACTTCCGGTATTCATTCAGGACCGTCTTCCAGCCGAAGAAGTCCCCGTTGTCGTTTCCCAGGTTGAAGGTGCCGGCCGATCCGGAAGAACCGGAACCGACCGCGAAGGACGTCTGGACGTCGCCGCGCTTCACGGAAGACACGGCCCCAGGCGCCGCCGCGGTGGTTCCCAGTCCGGCGGCCTTGTAGTAGCTGACGCACATGACAGCCAGGACGTTTTCCAGTTCCAGGGGGAGTTTGTCCCAGTTGATATAGCGAAGGACCAGGGTCTGAACGGTCTGGATCACATATTCCAGAACGTCGTCCTGGTCCTCCGTGGTGATCCCCAGAAGGGTTTTGACCTTCTGAAGGACCGTCTGTCCGGACATAAGCGTCCGAAGGACTTCGGCCCTTTCAAGGTCGGTCAGGCCTTCCAGGGAAGCAAGGATTTCTTTCAGCATGATAGACCACCTTTCGGCGGCCCCGTCAGTTCTGCTTCAGGGCTTCGATCAGGTCGATGATCTCCGCCTTCTTCGCGCCGTCAGGGACCGCGATTCCGGCTTCCTGGGCCATTTCCAGAAGTTCGTCCTTCGTGAACTTCGACAGGGGCTTGTCGCCGTCGCCAGTGGCGGCGACAGGCTCCGGATCGTCGAAGGGGATCAGGTCGGGGGACTTCTGGAACTGTTCCAGAACAAAGTCGCTATGGGGTTCCAGGATCGCGCCGGTTCTAATGTGCTTGAACTTCACGTTCTGTTCCTCCTTTCAAACGGGCGTCACGCCGATCAGGCGGAAGTGACGCTGGTGGAGTAGGTGAAGATCAGGTCGGGGGTCAGGGCCTTCGTGCCGTAGTCGAAGAACATGGACACGCCGTAGTCGTTGGACAGGGGGATCTTCTCCGGCTCCTTGTAGGGGTAAATGACCGCCGGCTGTGCGATCGCGCCTTCGATCATGGCGACGCCGTGACAGGTGGTGGTCTTCGTCTTCGTGGACTCCACGGTTTCAGTCTTCACAGGAAGATTGATGGAGGAATAGACGCGGACGCCGTGGAACATGGCGAAGTCCTCCGCCGCGGTGTCGACGTTGGCGTTGTTGGTGCTCTTGTCCAGGTAGTTTCTGGCCTTGCCGTAGGTGACAGGGTCCAGAACCAGGCGGATCAGGTTACGGGGGACGCCGCGGACGTAGTCGTTCTTCACGGTTTCCACGCTCTGGATCAGGCCTTCCAGGATTTCTTCGATCGTGGCGCTGGCGTCGGGGGTGTAGGCGGTGCCGGCGTCAAAGGCGGTCTGGAAGAAGGCGGCGTCGAACTCCGCGGCCACGGTGTCGACGTGGTTGTCGGCGCGGCGCGCCATGATGTTCGTCACGCCGAAGGTGTCCAGGTCGAACTTCGCGGCTTCCTCGACGATCTCGCGGTGGGTGTCCAGGTTGACGGGGGTCGGGGGAACGGTGATTGCGGTTCCCTTGTTCGCGGTGCGCGCGGTGCCGTAGGGCTGGGACGCGCTGTTCTTGAAACGCTTGAACTCGACGGAACCGCTGGCGGGGTTGCCGGTGTAGGCCTGGGACTTCAGGCCCTGGGCCAGGGTGTCCTTCTGAATGTTCGCGATCACCAGGCCGGACAGTTCTGCCAGGTCGGCCTTCGTGGAACCGCTCTGGATCAGGCTGATAGCTTTAGTTCTTGCCATTGTGTATCATTCCTTTCGTTTATGGTGGTGTGGTTTACAGGCAGACGGGGCCGTCTACCTTGCCAGCCGCCGGCGGCGTCTTCGGGCCAGGATCGGCCGGCGTCGCGCCGTGGACGGGCGGGGTCTTTGCGGGGTCTTCCTTGAACAGGTACGCCTTCGACTCCTTGATCGGCTTCAGAAGGCCTTCCAGGTCGGTTTTCAGGCTTCCGTCGTCGCTGACTTCGATCTTGTCCATGTCCAGAAGGCCGATGATGTCAGAAGGGTCGTAGACCTTCCCGTTCAAGGCCATCTGAAGGGCGGACCGCTTGCTGATCTTCGCAAGTTCGGCGGCGTGGGTCGTCTGAAGGGTGTCGAACTTCTCCTTCGCGACCTTGACGTCGTCCGCGATCTTTGCCGGATCGCCGGAACCGCCGACAGCCTTCAGGGCTTCCGCGGCCGCCTTCAGGGCGTTTTCCGCGCTGGCCTTCCCGCTGTTGGCGCCGTTGTACTTTTCGGCGGGAACGAAGGTCCCGTCGTTCCCGATTACCAGGTCGACGTCCTTTCCGTCCTTGCCCTTGCCCTTCAGCGCCGCTTCGACCTGTTTCGTCAGGTCTTCGCCCAGAAGATTTCTGATTCCTTCAATGATCATAGGTGTTCCTTTCTCCGCTGTTTATATGGCGGCTTCCACGCCCTTCGCGGTCCCGCCTGGTCGCCGGACGGGTGCGGCTTGTATTATGAAAAAGGCGCCGCCCGAAGGCGACGCCTGTTCCACCTGGAAAAGGGTATAAGAAAACGCCGGCCAGTCGGCCGACGTTTACTTCTTCTTCAGTTGTGACGGAAGGAAGTCCTTGAACAGGGCGTCTTCAATCGTGTTCCCGTTTTCGTCGAAAAACTCGACGGTGTAGGCTTCCCCGTTGCCCTGGATATAGACGACGGCCCCTTCCGTGCCGGCCTTGACGCCGGTTTCGGGGTCGTCTTCCAGAAGGACGACGGTGTCATATAATTCAAACATAGGCTGTCACTTCTTCCTTTCCGGCGTTGCCGTGATGAAATGCGGGGCCTTCCCGCCGGTGTCGATCTGCCAGACGGTGTTCAGACGAAGAAAGCGGTCCTTCCGGCCGTACAGGATCACGGGGACGGTGTACCGTTCTCCGAACTGCGTGGACGCGGTCTTCGTCACAGGGGACTTCTGGACCTCCGTCAGAAGTTTCTTCTGGAAGGTTTCCCAGTTTTCCACATTGTAGCCCAGGACCTGGTTGATCACATGGGCCTTTTCCTTTCCGCGGGGGTGTTCATGGTTCAGAAGGTAGCCCTGAAGTTTGTCCTGGGGCGCCGACGCGGACGCCGCTTCGGGAAGGGTGCCGCGGCTGGCGGTGCTGTTGTAAAGGCGGACCTTTGCCTTCATCTGGCGCCATTTCTCCGGATTCGTGTATTTCACGTTCTGGAAGGCGTCCAGGGTGGGCGGGGCTTCGCCGTCCGGAAGGACGCCCAGGAAGGCGTCGAATTGCTCCTGGTCTGCCTTGATATTATACGCCTTCTTCCGTTCGACTTCAACCGAACCTTGACCGTTTGCGGCCGTCTGTCGGCTGTACCATTCCTGATAGGTGGTCCGCTTCGGCATAGGCTCTCCGCTGTTCAGCCAGTCCAGGGCTTCTTCTGGGTCATATTCGATCGTCGTACAGCGACAGTTCGGGTGAATGGGCGGGTAGTTGACGCCAGGTTCCGCTTCGGACACCTTAAAACGCCGGCCGTCCAGGCCGCCGCAAGTGTCACAGGTGCGTTCATTGACCGCGGCCATATATTCATATTCCGCGACGCCGGCTTCCTTATAGGCCTTCCTGTCGGCTTCTGCGTGGATATGTGCGGTTTCCGTCCGGATCAGGCGTTCGGCGTTCTTGTAGGACTGGCCCATTCGGGAGGAAAGGGCGGACGCCATGACGCCCACGCTTTTCCCCTGGATCAGGCCCTGGGTGATGATCTCCCTGGTGTTGAAGACCAGGGCCTGTTTCGACTGCCACAGGCGATCGGAGAACATGGCGCCGGACCAGGGGTAGGACACGGCGTCTTCGACGGCGGAAGCGTCGATCTTCGCGATCTCATTGTAGAAGCCGGCGCGGCTTTGGAGGTCGTAGGACTTCTTGTAGTAGCCTTCGACGAAGCCTTCGCCCAGTTCTTCCTTCATCTGCTCGACGCCGCGTTTCCACAGGTCGTTCAGGATCAGGTCGATTTGACCTTGAAGGGCTTCCAGGCGGGAAATGGAACTGTTCGCCGACAGGGCGTCCAGTTGCGCCTTCAGGACCGCCTTCACGCTGGGGTCGGTGGTGGCTTCGATGGTGGCGACATAGTCGCCCAGGGCGGCCTTCCATTCCTGGAACTCCTTCCGGTTGAGAAGGCGGACCGCCTGGTTATAGGTCAGGCCGTACTTGCCGGCGTACTTCGAATAGAAGCTGTCGATCTCTCTTCGGATCGACTTCGCCGCGGCTTCGTACTCTCTGAACATTTTCCCCGACAGGTTCGCGCCGCGAAGGTAGGCTTCATTCTCGCGTGTCAGGGCGCGTTCGGCCCAGTAGTCACGGTTATTCGTTGCCATCGGCTCCACCGCCTTTCACGGGGTCGCCCTGGCCGTTCTGGCCCTTGCCGGCGCCCAGGGCGTCACCGAACAGGCCTTCGCCGTATTCCTCCATAGCGGCCTTCTTCTCCGCGTCGATCCGTTCCATTTCTTCGTCGGCGTCCGTCACCCAGGGGTGATTCTGAAGGATCGTCCGCTTCGACAGAAGGCTTTCGCTGGCGACGGCGTTCTGGATCACGTCGGTTTCGTTGACGGGAAGGTCCATGTTGAAGACGATGTCGAAGGTTTCCTTCGAAAAGTCGCCCTTGCCGGCGATCTGAAGGTAAACGTCGATGAACAGTTTCAGACGCTGGAAGGTATCCTTCAGTTCGGTCGCCAGGGAATCGCAGTCGGACGACAGGTCCATATAGCGGAAATTGATCGCCGTTCCGGACGCGTTCCCCAGATCAGGGTCCTTCGTGTCGACGGCCGCGGCGAAGTCGTAGACGTCGCGGCGCTGTTTATCCAGGAAGGCCATGACGGCGTCGATATTAAGATCGGCCTGAAGTTTGTCCACACCGCCGTCGGTGGTGACTTTAATCGCCATGTGTTCCTTCAGGTCCTTGATGAACTCGCCCAGGTCCTGGCCGCCGTAGTTCTTCAGGATATAGATGAACTTCGCCACGTCGCGGAGAACGTCGGCGGTCACGGACGTCTGCCAGTTGATGTCGTCGATCAGGTCCTTGATGAAGTAGCAAAGGGGAAGTTCCTCTTCGTTGTACTTCAGCCAGACGATCGGGACGGTGTCCCAGTTGTAGGCATTGTTGCCGACGGTGAAATGGGGTTCGGTGTAGTCGTTGGCTTCGTCGCCGTGTTCGGTGTCGACGATGAAGTCGCCGGCGATGGTGCCGGCGAAGGCGTCGGTTTTGAAATACTTGACGCCGCCGGTCCACCACAGTTCGGCGTGGGTGATCGTGTGCTTCCTGGTGCCGATGTAGATCACCTGGTCATAGAAGCGAATGAAGGCGTCCAGCTTCGTTCGCTCCGCGTCGCGCCAGATCGGGACCAGTTCCGCGGACGGGATTCGCATGAAGGCCAGTTTCCCGTCGTCGAAGTAGGGCTGAAGCCATGCAATACCGGACTTCACGGCGCCCTTCCCCAGGGACTTGATCTTCCGGCGGAAGGTCTGGTCGAAGACGTCGTTCAGGGCGTCGCCGTAGGAACTGTTCTTCGTGTCCACGGTGAAGGGCTTTCCCAGAAGGTAGTTCGCCTTCTGGTCGACCAGCTTCTTCAGAATCGGGTGTTCGATCCTGGTATTCGACCGGTTCGCGACGTCGTTCGTCTTCCGCTGGACGTCGGTCCGGTTTCTGTAATAGGCTTCGGCCTGGATCATGTTCGCGTACTGCTCGGACGCCTTGAACTCCCTGATCTCTTCGGTCACGATCTGGGCCAGGGTCATTGTCGCGTGGTCCGGATCGGAAATAATCATGTTGATCCGGTCCATGACGGAATATTCGGCCATGTGGTGTCACTCCCTTATTTCAAAACTTCAATAGCGGAACCGCGGCGGAGTCGTTCGACGGAATAGCGAAGGGCCGCCATAGCGTCGTCCATGAACTCCACGGGTTCGTCGATATAAAGGCCCGTGGTCGGGTCCTTTTTCCACTTCCATTGTTGAACTTCCTTCAGGACGTTCACACAGGAAGGGTGAATGTGGATTTTCCGGCCCTTCAGCCAGTCGATTTGTGCCTTCACGCTTCCAGGCTCTTTCTTCACGGGGTAGGCGCGGAAGCCGGCCTTCTGCCAGGTCTTGATCCGGTCCGGCTCCGCGGAATCACAGAACATTTCCACACGCCGGTCAACCTTCGCCTGATTTGCAAGGCCGATGATCTCTTCGGTGTCCTTCTCGAAGACATAGATTTCGGAACAGATATAGACTTCTCCGTCCTTCCAGCCGACGCCCAGGATCGCGTTCGCGTGGTTATAGCCGAAGTCCTGGCCGTAGTAGAAGGCGTCGAAGGCGTCCCTGTTGACCTTGAAGTCGTGGACTTCGAAGTTTGTCAGGATCAGGCCGCCCAGTTCGCCCCATTCGCCCAGGCCGTAGACGCGATAGCCTTCGGGGTCTTCTTCCTTGCGGCGCTCCATACGGCGATAATAGGCGGGGTCTATGAACCGGTTCGTCTTATATGTGGAATGATGGGCCAGGACGTCCGGATCGGCCTTGTCGAAGTATCTGGCCTTGATCCAATGCGTCGCGCTGACGGGGTTGAAGGTCATTGTGATCTGGTAGTACAGGTTCGGATTCATGCCGTCCAGCTTGCCGCGAAGACGGTCGTCCAGAATGTCGACGTCTTCGGAAAGAAGTTCCGTCGCTTCCTCGCACCATATCCAGACCAGTTTTCCGTTTTTGAAGGTGATGGACTTCACCTTCTCCCGCTGGCGCTGGTCCTTCACGCCGCGGAATATAATCCGGTTCCCCGTGATCTTACATTCCAGGGCCAGGGGGTTCAGGTTGACCTTCCAGAAGCGTTCGGCGTAGGGGCCGAACATTCGGTAGATCGCGGCCTGAAGTTCCGCGAAGGTGGAATCGCGGTTCGTTTCCTCGATTTTCCGGACGACCAGAAGGTTCGCGCCGGTATAGGCGGGGTCGGATAGCTTCGCTATGTAGTCCTGGGCGATGTTCACGGACTTCCCAGAACCGGCCGATCCCTTCAAAATGCGGTAGCGGCCGCGCCATTCGTTGACGGGGCGGAAGACGGGGTTGAACTGGGCGGTCGCCTTGAACTCAACCTTCGCCACCGTAGTCATAGTTGATCACCACCGTCACAGGGGCGTTCGCTTCAGGATTGTCCTTGAACATTCCCAGGTGGCGGCCGCACAGTTCCAGGGCCTTCAGCTTGTCGGCCATCTTCACTTCGCGCTCGACGCTCGTTCCTAACTCTGTCGGGGTCTGCTTCACCTTGACGCCGGCGATCACGGCCAGGTCGTCTTCGGTTGCGGTGTCCAGGACCTTCGCTGTGTCAAGGTCGATCACGTCCTTCAGATTCAGGAAGGCGATCCGGCCCAGTTCGCGAAGGACGCGGTCGGCGTTGATCCCCGTCCGCTTCGACCGTTCGGCCATCGCCTGGTCAATGCGCGCGCGAATTTCAGGTTTCTTCAGCAATTCAAATCCAATACTTCCCGCGGAATCCGGAGAATATCCGGCGCGGATCGCGGCCTGGGTCGCGTTCAGGTCGATCAGATATTCTTCACAGAAGACTTCATTCTTCTTCGTGATCTTCGCCATGATTCACACCGTCCTTTCTTCGTGATCCTCTGAAAGCGGGTACAAAAAAGACGCCCCCGAAAGGACGTCTTTCTGTACCCTATTCAAAAGGAGGGGGAACACGCTGTTCCCGACTATAATTCTACCACATGGTTTTCCAGATTGAAAGTCTCATGTGTATTCACCTGTATTCATCTTTCAGCGGAAGGAATCGGATTTATACATGGTGGCGAATAGGGAGTCCAGGGCCGTTTTCCTCTGGCGGTAGATCGTGGCCTTCGCCATGTGGAGGAAGTCAGCCGCTTCTTTGTAGGATCGGAAGGGGTAATACAGGGCCAGAAGGACGCACTTCGATTGACTGTCCATGTCCAGGATCGCGGACAGGACGTCTTCGATCTGCTGGGCCTGACGTTCCAGGGCGCCGATCCGGCGGTCGGCGGTGTTCCGGCGCTTCTCCGTCCGTGTGACCATGTTCACCATTCGGGCGTCTGGGTCTGGGGAGGACTGGACGCGGACGCCGGCGTCGGAAAGCTGGCTGGAAGGGAAGGCGGATTCCAGGATTTCCTTCAGGTCTTCAGCCAGGGCGGCCCGCTCCGCCGCGATCTGGGATTCTATGACGCGCGCTTCCTGGTCGTGGTTGCGAAGGACGTCCATGACGCGGAAGCGTACCCAGGCTTTCCGCTTCTCTTCCTTTTCATTCTGATCCATGCGTTTCACCGCCTTTCTTCTGGGGTGTGTCAGAACGGAAGTTCTCCGTCGTCGTCTTCGACCTCTGTGAACTGCTGGTCCGCGGCGGCGGCCATCTGGTCGGCGGCGTAGGAACCGGCGCCCTGGTCCTTACCGTCGGCGAACTCCACGGAGTCGGCGACCACTTCGACCGTCTTCCGGTCATTTCCTTCCTTGTCCTTCCACTTCCGGACCTGGATCGAACCGGTCAGGGCGACGCGCTTCCCCTTTCGGAAATACTTGTTCACGAACTCCGCCGTCCCGCGCCATGCCACGCAGTCCACAAAATCCACGGTGTCACGCTGGAAGCGGCGGTCGACGGCCAGGGCGAAGGACACGACGGGCGTCCCCTTCTCCGTGCGCCTTAATTCCGGTTCACGGGCCATTCGGCCGATCAGTTGAACTTGATTCATGGTGTCGCCGCCTTTCACAAGTCGGGCTTGCTCCCAGAAGCCACGTTCGCCCTTCGTTCTGGCCCGTGCGGTTTCCAGGGCCTTTCCGTAGTCGTGATACCGGCCGCGTTTTTCTGTGACGCCCTTCACGATGTCGGCGATCGCCTGGTCTACCATGTCGGGCGGATAATAAAAGCGGGGGTATTCTCCGGACGTGTCTATTCCCAGGCTCTTCATGGTCGTGATGATATTGAAGCGGTAGTTCAGGCCGGCTTTCCCTGTATGGTCAGACAGTCGAAGACTGTTTCCCAGGCCGTAGTCGAACTTCAAGTAGACGCTGTTCGTGGAATAGGCGTCATATCTATGAATCAGGACTTTTCCGGCCAGTTTGTCGCAGACATACGCGGCAAGGTCCTTTACTGTTGCCATGCTCCGCCGCCTTCCAGGGCCGCTTCGGCCGCTTCCTTCGTCAGGAAGACCGTCTTCCCGATGTCGTGTTCGGTGAACTGCTCGGACGACCAGGCCGTCGTCCCAAGGCGTCCGCGAAGGACGCTGAAGGACGTCAGGCCGTCCGCTCCCGCTCCGACGAACATGACGGTCGCCGACACGACGCGGCGGCGCCGGATCAGCCAGACGGTCCCGTTCGGCTTCACAGGGAGGATCACACCGCCGGCGTCGCGGAAGTCGGCCAGAAGGTCCAGGACCAGGGCGTCCATGACGCCCTTTCCGATCTCGTAGGTGTGCCGGTGTTCGTTGGCGTGGAACGCGATCCGGTCCTTCAGCCGCTGGGCCAGGTCCGCGTTCTTGCCGAAAATGCCTTCACTCATGGTCATTTTCTCCTTCCACTTCGTCGCCCCAGGCGTCCCAGCCAGGGGCGGTCTTTCTGGCGAAAAGTTCGATCATAGCGCCCCCCCCGCAAGCTGGACGATCCTGTCGCGGGTTTCCGCCGGCTTCTCGCTGTGCCGGCCGATCGGCGCGTCGATCACGCTATGGACGTGTGCGTCTGCGCGCTTCGGTTTCCCCCTGGTCGCCAGAAGGCACACTTCGGGGTTTGATCGCGTCCAGTTACCCAGGCCCCAGAACCAGGAAGGGGTTTTCCGGTTTCGCTTCACCCAGACAAAGGCGGCGGTCTTATACCGAAAGCCCCAGCGCCGGATCGTTTCCAGGGCGATGTCCAAGTTCGGGAACGTGGCCCACAGGAACAGAAGGCAGTCGTCCGCGGCGATGTTCTGGACTGGAAGGGAATAGATGTCTTCCGGCTTCATGGTGTGGTAATGCCTTGTCACGTTCCGCGTAGCACCGCCGCCGGAGTAGGACCAGGGCGGGTCCGCGTAAATCACGGAATACTTCTTGTCTGGGAACGGGATCACTTCGCCGCCTCCTTTCCGAAGCGTTCTTCCAGGTCGAAGACGCTTTTCCCTGGGCCTTTCGTAGGCCGGTCCGTTCTGCTCTGAAGGTCCTTCAGGCGGTTCCAATATTTCGGAAGGTGTGTCCGAATGTTGCGAAGTTCCTTCAGGATCTTATTCGCACAGCACCAACAGGACACGCGGTCCAGAACATCATAAAGCCGGATTCCGTTTTCCTCCCAGAAGAAGCCGCGGTCATAGCAATAGGCCAGGGCGTCGGCTTCGGTGAAGCCGAACTTCGCCAGGGGTGCGACCTTATACAGCGGAAGGCGCTGAAGGCGCTTCTGTTCGTCTGCGGCGATCCCTATGTACTGAATGACGTTCTTTCCGGCCGCCTTCGCGTGTTTGTCCAGGGCGCTTGTTTTGTTGGCGGTTCCCCAGCGCGCACAGCCGCCGCACCAGGAATAACCGTAGTGAAGGCCGTTCTTCTTGCTGGACACGGGCTTTTCCAGCATATCGAACAGGAAGGGCCGCGGGGGGCGAAGTTCGGTGTATTTGACGCCGTGGTCGTACAGGATCGGAAGGACTCTGTCGCGGGTGTCATAAATCGCCTTGAACTCCATTCCGGTGTCGTAGAAGACCACTTCGTCCAGGGGAAGACCTCTTTCCAGGATCAGAAGGACCATCGCCAGACTGTCCTTCCCGAAGCTGACAGAAGCGATATATCTGTCAAAACTCACGCCGTCGCCCTCCTTCCGTCATACCTGGCCGCCAGGGCCATTTCACGGATCACGTCAGGGATCAGAAGTTCCAGGTATTCGTCGCCACGGTCCAGGCCCAGGGCTTCGTTCTGGAAGGCCATCTTCCGTCTGGCGTATGCTTCCGCTTCGTCGAAGACCGCCTTCGGCACCTTCACGCCCAGGGTCCGGTCGACGGACGCCCGAAGGCGCCGCCGGCCGATCCACTCACTGGTCGTCGCGGGATTATTCATGGCCTTCCACCGCTTCGCCGCCGTCGGATTCCAGAATGATTCCAGATTCCGCGAAGAAAGCCGGCCGGACGCCGTCGCTGCCGTCGCACGCGTCGCTGTCCAGACTGCCGTCCGCGCTGACAATGCGCGCGCTGTACGCGTTGCCGGCGTACGGGGTCGCAAGCCACCACCAGTCGTCCAGGGCCAGAAGGGCCTTGTACTTCAGGAACAGGGCTTCGGGAAGAAGGCTGATCTTCGCCTTCATGTTGCCGTAGCCGAAGCCGCCGCGGTGATCTGCCAGGGACCAGGCCGCTACCACGATGTTCGCGGAACGGATCGGGCCGCCGGCGGCGTCGAAGGCCGCCAGGAAGGGACCGTTCAGTTCGTCCTTCAGATAGGACAGGCTGAAGTCGTTCGGGTAAGGGGTAGGCGCTTCCTCCGGACGGGTCTTCAGGGGTTCCAGGGAGAAGGGGCGCCACGCGACCGCCTTGTCGGCGATCAGAAGGGTCGTTCCGTTGGTCATGTGATCCAGGACGCGGACGTCAATCGGGCCGGCGTCGAAGACGGTCCCAGGGGTCAGGTCCTTCAAAGTCTTAATATTTGCCATGTCGTTTTCCTCCTTCGAATATCTCGATAGTCACTTCCACGCGGGGGTTCTTCGGGTCCACGGCGAAGTCGTCCGTGAAGCCCTCAATCTGGTTCCAGCCATCGTTCACCAGGACGCCGGCGTGAACCAGACTGTCCTGAATGAACTTCTTCGCGAAGGCGACGTTGTCCTTGTCGCGGCGGCGGTTCGGCTCGATCCAGCGGTAATGAATGATCACCGGCCGGTCGAAGCGGACGCCGCGAAGCTGGGTCTTCACCATGAAGCCGATCACATTTTCGGCCTGTTTTTTCATGGCGGCGGCCTTGTACTTGCCCTTGACGGCGCGTTCCGCGTCTATGTACTCATTCAGGCCAGGTAAAAGGCCAGGGATCGTCACTTTCCAGGTTTCCACTTGCGGCCCTCCTTCACATTCCCAGGATTTCCTTCGCCCTGTCGCGGCGCGCGGCCGCGTTGACGGTCCTTCGGGAGTCGCCGGCCAGTTTCAACTTGATCGGACACATTTCCAGGACGCGGTCATAAATACGGGCGTAGCCCATAGACGACGGGTTCCGAAGGTCGTCCAGGGACAGGTTCGTCGTCACGATCAGGGGCTTCCCTGAACGGGACCTGGCGTCGACGACGTTGTAAATCTGCTCGACGGAATAGGACGTGTCCCGCTCGACGCCCAGGTCGTCGATCACCAGGCAGTCATAACGGTTCAGCTTGTCCAGGAAGCCTTGCTTGTCCTCTCCGAAGCCCTGAAGGCGGTTCATAATGCGGGGGAAGTTCGTCACGCTGGCCTTCACACAGCGGTCGATCAGGGCGTTCGCGATACAACAGGCCAGGAAGGACTTTCCGGTCCCGACGCCGCCATAGAACAGGATTCCGATGTTGTCGGCCTTCATTTCGTCCCAATGGTCGACGTACTTCCGGCACACGTCCGAAACGGCGGGGTTCCGGTTGTCGTCCTGGTCGAAGGTGTTGACCAGATAGGACGGGTCTGTGATCCCGTCGCGGCGAAGCCGTTCGCAGTCCTGGCGGAACTTGATCCGCTCTTCCTCCTTGCGCTGGGCTTCCTGGCGTTCTTCCTCGCACTTGCACATGACCGGCACCGTGACCACCTTCGGCGGGTCGGTGTCCAGTTCCAGGCGGTGTTCCTTCCTGGTGCGGCACCGGCCACAATACAGAAGGCCGTCTTCGCCGCGGTAGTCGCCGGCGCGCTCATGGCCGCGTCTGGCGTTCTGGGCGATGGTTTCCAGGACGTCGGTGAAGTCATTCATGGTCGTCACCGCCCAGGAAGTCGTCCCCGTCGCCGTAGTCCTTCGCCGCCGGTGGAACGGCGGCCGGCTTCACGCCGTCGGACTCGTTCCAGCGTTCGCCGCGAAGGAAGGTCGCGGGGTAGGGAATGAAGCGACCTTCGTCCTTCGTCCATTGTTCGGACCGCTTCCAGCGTTCCACGCCGGCCACGATCCGGTCGACCAGGGCGTCGTCAGGGCTGATCTTCTTCCAGACGGCCACGGCGTCCTTCTTTCCGACGCGTCGGGGATAGGAAGCCCAGAACCGGTCAAAACCGTCCGCCGCCCCGCGCCCCGAATGGGCGCGCTTCTCGTTTTCGTTATCGTTTCCGTTTTCGTTCTCGTTTACGTTTACGGGGACATTTGCAAGCATTTGATTTCCATTCGCCTGTTTGCATTTGCTATCAAACGAAGACGGTTCAGGGTATTTGCTGGACTTCGCCCTGGTCTGTTGGCATTTGCCCCAGTTCAGAAGTTTCAGGTACTTCTTCCCGTCTTCGGGGGCCGTGTAGGTCCCCACCATGTCTTCCCGAACCAGTTCGTTCAGCCAGGACCGGATTTTCTGTTCGGAAGGGGGCTTCTGGGGGAAGCACAGGGAAGCCAGAATACGGGGGTCGCCATAGTACAGGCCGAAGTCGTCGGCCTTCACGACCAGGCGCCAGAAGAACCGTTCGGCTTCGGCGCTGATCGCGGTCAAAGACTCGCTGATGATGATCGTTTCCTTAATGATACGGCTGGGCATTGTCTACACCACCTTTCACGCGTTGCGCTGGCACTTGCGGCACAGTTCGCGGCCGTACTTCCGAAGGGAATAGTCGCGTTCGGCGTCGCTGATCGGGCCGCCGCACACGGGGCAGACAGCGCCGCCGGCGGGGATAGCGGGAGAAGGGGCGCCCTGGGGCGCTCTCTGGGCCGCCTGGGACGTCTGCGCCGCGGGGGGCGGGGTCTGTGCCTGTCGGCCGCTCTGCGCGCCCTGGCGGCTTCCCTGGCCGCCCTGGTTTACCTTCTTCTGGACGCCGCCTTCGCACAGGAAACGGACGTTCCCGAAGCGGTCGACGATCGTCAGGTCCACGATCTCGCGGCGGTCGTTGTAGCCGATCTTCGTGACGGAGAACTTGACATTCGGATAGGTGCGGTAGACGTCGCGGCCCTGGACCTTCTCGACCTTCCATTCACCGTCGTTCAGTTCGACATAGGTGAAAGGGGCGGAATACAGTTCGCGGCCGATCCCGACGTTGAAGCCGGCACGTTTGAAGGCGTCGGACGCCTGTCCCTTTTCCTTTTCCGTGTTGCTCTCGACGCCGACGTCCTGTTTCTTCACCCAGGCCGCCTTTTCGTCGTCCCAGATTTCGATCGTACAGAACAGGTTCCCGTTGATCAGTTCGTGGGTCCTCTGCCAGTTGCCAGGGCCGAAGACCTGGTCCAGGATTCGCATATCGACACGGGCGTCCTTGTAGAGAAGAAGGACCGCGCCGACCGTGCCGTTCTTCGCCTTGCTGACGGACTGGACGCGACAGTCGATGTCTTCAGCCGTCAGAAGGGGAATGTTGAAGTCCTTCACGCTGATTCCTCCTTACTTGATCTGAAGGTTCTGGTTCTCGACCAGGACAGCGCCGGCGACGGCCTGTCCGGCCTGGATTGCCTTCTTGATCGCCGTTTTGTCCGGCTTCGTGGTGACGGTGGTCGTCACGAAGTCAGGGGGAAGGGCGCCTTCGTCGTCGATCTGAACCTGGGTGGATTTGCGGAAGCCGATCTTCGTCCTGGCCGTTTCGACCTTGTCGCGACCGACGGACAGCATGGAGGACGCCAGAAGGTCCTTCAGGCGCTCGACGCGCTTTTCGGCGGTCTTGCGGCGCTCCGCCAGGGCGGCTTCCTCCGCCTTCACGTTGCCGACGAAGGCGGTCAGGTTCTTGATGTAAAGGGCGGTCGCTTCGGCCTTTTCGTCGAAGGCGGCGGAAAGGGCGTCAAGCTGGTCAGCGTTCAGCAGTTCGCCGGTGTCGGGGTCGACCTCCATCGCGTCCAGGGCGGCCAGGAAGTCGGCGCTGATCTCGTACAGGGTGTTCGTCATTTCGCGGCGCCCCCTTCCGTCTTCAGGCTCCCAGTCAGAAGGGCCAGGGCGTCGGCGATCACCTGGTTGACGTCTTCGGCGGTGACGGTGCCGGTGGAATGTGCGGGCATGGGGGTGGTCAGAACGGACACCGCGGCGGCGATCTTCGCTTCAGCGGCTTCGGCGCGCCCCTTCTGGGCCTGGTACTGGGTGAACCAGGTCTGGGACTGCCGGCGCTCGAAGTCGACGTCTTCGCGGACTTCCTTGTTCTCGACCAGGGTGTTCAGCAGAAACGCCTTCACGGCGTCCGTATCATAAAAATTCAATTTAGGCATTGAAAACCGTTCCTTTCCGTGATATGATTCACTTAACCTTTTTGGAATGGGCCGTTTCGGTTGTTGTGGTGACGACGAAACGGTCCTTTTCTGTTTCTTCGATCGTGATCTTCTTTTCGCCCAGAAGGACCAGGGCCTTCACGGCCTGTCCGACCTGAACGGGCGACAGGGTCGCCGTGTACTTCAT